CGAGGTTAGCGCGAAACCGGAATCCCATCAATGTCCAGGGCACCGACGATCCTTCCTTCGCGTCCGGCCGCGATAAGCTCGTACTCCCACCGCGCCCAGGCTGCATCATCAATCAAACCCTTCCGACGCCGCGCGGCCATCTCTGTGATTTGCGAGCGGCTGTAAATAGGTTTGCCGGACAGCGCTCGTCGGGAGATTCTTTGTGGGGCTGGGCCAGCGGGAGCTTGGCCCGCTCCACCCTGCTCGCGAAGAAACCCCCGGAAGAAGTTGATCAGCCGCTGAGCATCACCCGCCGCCACCGCATCTTTCAGGAGCCGGTCCCGAATAACCCCAGAGTAAGTCTCGGGCAGGAGCAGCCAGGCGTGGAAGCGGGGATCGCCATTGATCTGCCGCCAGTCCGGCACCTCTCGATCGAGCTCTCTATCAAGCGAGAGCTTGGTCGCCGAGTTCAGCTGATCTTGCAGATCTTGATTCTCTTCGTGCAACCGCTGCAGCTCCGGCGACACGGCATGCCGCGCCGCCCGAATGGCAACGTCGAGCAGCTCAGGCCCGAAGTTCTGCTCATCCTCGCGCGTCAAATAATTCGCCACCTGTTCCTCCTCGTCTGACGTGAACGCCGTTACTCAAATTGTCCCGTTTTCCAATTGAAGGACGGATGGGTTGGTGGGAGTTTTGGTTTTCCCATATTGGCCCAGAAGCTGGGGGAGAGTTGGCGCGTGGTTTCGTGCGCCATTTCTTCGGCTGTTGGGGTGGTGACTTCGCCGCCGGCTTGATACTGCGGAAGATAGCGACTGACTTTCCCGTACTCGCGCGTCGAAATTGGCCGGATTCTAGGTGGGGCAGTAACCGCCCGCTGCGTCGGCATTTCGTTCGCCTCCTCAGGCCGGTTTCGCGGGAAACGCCATCCCGCCCGAGGCTTCCTTGGGGCTAGCAGCAGCCTTGGCCTTGCCAGTGCGCCCCGGCGGGGCTTGATCGGCCGCTTGTCGTCCGAACATACCGTGGCTCGAACCCCCCATGGTCAGTTTGCCGCGGCCGCTTTTGTGCCCCGTGCGGCCAGGTTTCTGGGTGACCGCGGCGTCACCGTGAGCTGTGATAGTGCGGTCACCGCGTCCGTGCATCGGCGTGTCGCCGCCTTCCGCAAACTCGGCACGCAACTGCTTGGATTTCTTCGCCGGCGCCGAGACCTCGCCACCACCAAAGTAGTACTCGGTGCCGCCCGGCGTCCTGATGCGCAGGGACGGACTGTCGATCCCGGCAGCTTTCGCAGCCCGGAGACCGCGGACAACATCGTGGTGGCGGAAATCACGCGGCCGATTGACCATTGCCATCCCCCGTTAGGTTGCTTTTCAGGCCATTAAGCCTCAAAGTACCCCATTAAACCCCAAAACAAGAAGCCCGGCAAACTCCATGCACCAACACCCCCATCAGCACCCCTACGACCGCCTCGGCGGCCGCCGCCTGTGCGCCCGCCGCAACCCTGGCGAACCATACATCATGTGCAGAGCGCCCGATGCCAGCTTCGCCGCCATGTCACTTACCGACATCTACGCAACCACCAACTCGCTCGCCGACGCGCTGGCAGAAAACTGCGACCTCTTCAACCTCAACAACGAACTCGTCCACATCACCGAAGGAAAAATTACCCCGGTAAGAATGAACACCCTCCCGGAAATAATCCACAAACACATCGCAACTCGGGAACTGGTCAATAAAGGCTCAAAAGAAAACCCAAACTGGACCGTCGAATATATCCCCCTCGTCACGGATGGACGAACCATCCGCGACCTGTTCAGCACAGAACGCCGGGAAGGTTCGCTATTGGCGCGCGTGACCAAGGTTTATACCCCGGAAACCCCGGCAACCAGCGAACCGCGCCGACAACAAAAGGTCTACCAGGCCCCCGGATGATGCTTTGAAAGGGTTTTGATAAACCGGCGAACTCTTTAGTGTTTACAACAATTATCCGGCAGAACCTCTGGGTTTTTGGGTCAAAGGTATTTCTCGCACACCTAATAACTAGAGAGAGGGTAGGGCCCTGTCCAAGCGGGGTGGCGGGTCCAGATCTTAGGCTGGCAGCCCGGCGGCGGCGAGATGCGAAGAGGCGAGGCGCGAAGAGACAGCGCGGCGCAAACATCGAACGCACAAAGCTTCCGAATTGAAAACACCCGGCTAAAGATCCGCAGCACAACAGCAGGCAAGGTGCGAACAAGAGGGCCTTGTCCAGATCTGACGGGCCCGACAGGAGCGACGGCGCCAACCGCCGGAACTTGCCACGGGGCGCCGCGCGGTTGAGGCAAAACGCACAGAACGGCCTCTGGGAGGCGCCAGGACCCCTTCTATCGCGGGTCCCCGGTCCGCTGACCCCAACCAATAGCGGGGTCTCGACCCCGTTTAAAAGGCCCGACAACGAGGCTGGCGAGGCCGCTGGCGCGAAAATCCAACGCGAAGCGCTCCGGGAAAGCCCCTCGCCAGCTGAGCCCCTCAGTCAGATCGGCCAACATCGACTGATCCAAAAACAAACCGCGACTACCAAAGCAGTCGCCTATATCCGCACTTCGAGCGCAGCGAATGTCGGGCCTGAGAAGGACAGCGATAAGCGTCAGCAGCAGGCCATAATCGCCTACGCCAAGAGCGCGAGGCTTGAGCTTGTCGGAGAGTTCACCGATGCAGCAGTCAGCGGCGCGGATCACATCGAAACGCGCCCCGGCTTCACTGCCATGCTCGCCTACATCGCCAGCAACGGCGCCCGGACGATCATTGTCGAGACGGCCAGCCGCTTCGCCCGTGACCTCATGGTGCAAGAGGTCGGCTTCGCCAAACTGCAAGCCCTTGGCATCAAGCTAGTCGCCGCCGACAGCCCGCATTCATTCCTGGACGACACGCCAACGTCAAAGCTGATCCGGCAAATCCTCGGCGCTGTGAGTGAGTTCGATAAGGCGATGATTGTTGCCAAGCTTAAAGGCGCCAGGGAGCGCAAGCGCATCCACACCGGACAAAAGGTCGAAGGCCGCAAAAACCACGCCGAGCTTCACCCCGAACTCGTTGCACTCGTTCGTCAGCTGCGCCGCAAAAAACCAAAAGGCGGCCAACAATCCCTCCGACGGATCTCGGCAGAGCTTGCGGCGCGCGGTCATTTCAACGAGCGCGGCAATCCCTTCTCTGCGGCATCGATTGCGTCAATGCTTCAAATCAAACCAAACGCTGCGTGCGCCTGAGCCGCCGCCCGAACTCGGTCCGGATCCGCTCGACGCTGGCACCCGGACATAGCGCTTGCACCCGTTTCACAACTTCCGCGAACGGTATGTCGACGCGGTCCCGGCTACGGGCGAACCAGATCCACACGGTCTGGATGGCGGCCTTTTCCGCTAAGCTTGGTCGGCATGGACCCATCGGGCTATACTATCGCCATGCCCGCCCCCAACAGATACACCGGCCTCGCCGGCTTCGACCTTGGCACCGATGACACCCCGGCACCGAACCCGCCGGCGCGTCCAACCAAGTCCAACGACAACACCGTCACCCTCCGCGGCATCGAAGTTTCGCTCACCTCGGATGTCGGAGGCGCTTTCATTTCTGATTGCGCAAAAAATCGCGAGAGGATCTTCTCAGATGACCGATTGCGAGAAAAATATGAGATCAACTCCGACGCCGACTGGGCCAAATCACTCAAAACAAATCACTCCGCCTTGCCATCAGCGCCGAATGTGAACGCCGTATGCTCAATGGTGACGCTTCGCGCCAGGCTGCCGCAAAAATTTTCACGGAGGAAGGGCCGCCGACGCTTGGCTCGGTACTCCGGGATCAAGGTGCAAGTCCGCGCCATAGGGTAGATGCCGCTCGTGAGCTCCGCGCCACCGCCCGCTTCGACGACGAGAAGCCCGGCGCCGATGCCGAGCGCGTGATCATAACGATAAACTTGGGCAACGCACCTGAGGATAAGCTTGTTTTCGATTGCGGCGTTCCCAAGCACGCCAAGGAAGCCCGCGATGCCGAAAAAGAAGAATGGTGACACGTTCAGCTTCGCAGTCGCAGACGAACCGCCACCAGCCAAACCGCACAAAAGCTCGCCACAGATCCTCCTCGACTGGCTCCTCCAACACTGGACAGATCCTGACATCTGCCTCCGCGACATCCGCGCCTACGCCCCCGCCCCCGTCCGGGATGAAAAAATCGCGATCAGCTCGGCCGAAGCCCTGGCCCGGCATGGATGGCTCTCGGAACTCCCCGCGCGCCAGCGCAATAGACGCGTTTGGCGTATCGACCGAAAACCAATAATCGACCCGATCGTACCCACCGAATAAACGTGCAGCTGTGCAGGCAATTAAATATTTTCGCCGAAACCCCTATTTTTAAGCCAGCAGATTATTTTTAATCGGCCGAATATTCCCCCAAATCACCGTCCCGAATATTTTCCCGGACGGATATCCGACTATTTTCTGACAGACGACGGGCGGAACGTTTATCCGGCCTTGAGGCGCTCTGAACCGGCTCTCAACAGATACTCGTTATGATGCGACCATGCAGCGAACCACTTTTCACGTCCGAGGATGATTTCGCGACGCACAATGCCGTCGGCGACTAGCTTAGTGAGCGCGGCATCGATTGCTACGGCGGGGGCAGGCGGTTTGAGCCAGAATTCTATGCACCTACGACTCATTCCGGCGGTATCCTCGTTCACCAACAACTGCAGGACGCGATTGGTGAGCGGATCGTAAATATCGCATGGATATCCATCGAAGAACTTCTTCAACCTCTGATCGTATTTCATGACTTTTCCTTGTTGGTGATGTTGGCGGTTGTTGGTGAAAGTCGCCAACATCAAGAAACCCGCATGGAGTGGGCATTAGGAGGGTTTTTTAGAGACTTGTTGGCGTGTTGGCGCACTCCTAGAGTCTATCCTCTCTCTTCCCTACCCCCCCCTCACCAACACACCAACATACACATATTTTCATAAGAAAAGCCTTATAGAATGGGCCTAAAATGGTGTTGGCGATTTTCGCCAACATTCGCCAACATCGCCAACATTTCAGGTCTCCTTCTCTAGTTCTACGACGGCGAAAGTTCCATCCTGCTCGTGGTGTAGCAAGTTGAGGTTGACCAGCTCCTTGACGAGTTCTGCGGTATCTTTTGATTTGAGCTGCCCGTTCATCTGTTGTTGGAGGAAGCGCAGGTTGACCGTCAGGTTCTTTGCCTTGCCGCTACGGATGCGGTTTTTCAACCGCATGATATGCCTGCTACGCTCGGTTTCGGGCGCAATATCCAACATATTCGCATAGAGTTGTTTTGCGGCTTTCCACGCGATACTCGCACCCCAATTAAAGTCCTCGACGGTGACTGTGGCGGCCTGGTATCCGATCCCTGCGGCGCGGATAGTAGCTAGGCGGATTGCGGTTTCAGTGGTACGAGCGAGGTAGGGTTTTAAGTCACGATCCTGATCGATGGTACTTTCGATCATATAGGAGAAATCGAAGTATTCTTTTTTTGCTGCTGTATTTTCCCACGGAAGTTGTGTGATTCGCTGTACAACTGGCCGTTTGATATCGATCACTTCTTCCGCGGTGCCATACCAGTGATAGAGCGCGCTACATTTATTTGCGAGCGTGGGCGGTACTTCGAACGGAAGTTGCGGGTCCGTATCTTTAATTCGCAACTGCGAGCTCAACACCAAAAAACGGTTGAGCAAGCCGTTTTCGATCGACTCGCCCTCTAACGCCTGGAACAGTTCGTCGGGTGTGCTGGTACCGAAGATGCTCAGGCCTGGGGTGTGTACCTGCTGAGCTTCGCGATTGGCCCATTCCGGCATTGGGTAGACTGTGAACGAGATATTCCACAGCGAGCGCAAGACGCTGGAGATTTCTCGTTCATGCCCGGAGGCGTTATTAGCGGTAATCTTGGCGAGGAAGGCGCCAATTTCGTCGGAGCAAGATATTGATAGCGGCTTACGATGGATCTGATTACACACCGCCGACGCCGACATGAAACGGCTTGGGCCGAGATGCTCCTGCGCGCCGGCGGTAATCAACAACTCGTTAATACAATTGGTCGGGTGCTGCTTACCGGCGCCGGTGGGAGCGACCGCGACCGCGTAGAGGTGGGTGGCTGATCGGGTTGGCCCGGCGACGCGGCGACCGATCAGGGTTCCGACCAGCGGGATTGCGGCCGCCAGGGCGAGCACGCGATTGGGGCGTCGGGCAGTGGCCAGGATCCATTCGATCACCTCGCCGACCACGCCGGGCACGTTGCGGGTATAGGGCTCGAGCTCGTCGGTGGCGGGCGCTGCCGGATCTGGAGACGGCTCCGAAATCGGGTCTTGCGGCTGCGGCTCCGCCTTGGGCTTCGTCTCGGGCTTCGCCTCGGGCTCTGGCCTCGGCTCGATCTCGATCTCGATCCGCTCACCTGCCCACCCCGTATGCTCGCTCAGGAACTTGAACGCGGTGTCGAGGTCGCAGTCGTTGGCTGCCATGACCAGATCGAGCGGGGTGTAGGTGAAGCCGTTGCCACCGTTGCGGCCGTCGCCGAAATCCTTGATGCCGGTCGGATGGATGGAAAGATTGCACTTACGCAGCTTGAGTTCGCGGCCGCTCGACGACTCTCGCCAATGTGCCACCGCCTCGTAGCCGCCGCGCGCCGGGCGGCATTTGTAGAGTCCGAGCTTGGGCACCCAGCGATCCAGCCGTGCCAGGGCGAGGTTGTTAAGATCCCGGTGCGGCGTGTCGGCATCGGCGTCGAAGCTGGCATCGCCATTACCCGGCCTGCTTGGCGATGGATCCGGTTTCCAGCCCAGCGGTATGAGTACGGCGTCGATGTTGCCGATCGTATCGGCGGAAAGGAACGGAAGTTCATCAGGATCGTAGCTGTCGAGCGAGTCGCCGACCCACCGGTAGGGCGCGCCGGTGTCGGGATGGGGGGTTGGCGGCAGCACGGTCTGTCGGCCGTCAGTAATCAGATCGCAGACACGTTTGCCGTTGATGTTCCACGAGCGTGACACAGTAATGTCGGGGCCGTAATAGAAGGCGGTCTCGCCCTTTGCGCCGACTTTCTTGACCGGCGTTGCCGGCAATACCTTTATGATCGCGGTCTTGATGGCGATGTCGTCGGTGTCGATATCGATCGCGACCATGCCGTGCGATGCCTTGCCGCCAACCACGCCGATACCGGAGTCGCCGTTGCCCCACAGATTATGATCCATGTAGTTCGGCTGCCGGCCGTGCAGATAGCGTTTTTGCCACCCTACTAGCGGCACCCGCAGGCCGGCACAGCAGTACCCCGGTGCTTTGCTGCCGGGCATGATCGGGATAGTGGCATAGCCGCGCTCAACCAGCGCTTCGGCGCATTGCTCGTATGGCCCCATGACGCACCTCTAGAACGGCGATTCGTCGTTGGTAAGTTTTCGGCGCAAGGTCTGCTCGTATCCGGTCAGCAATCGGAACAAGAACTCGCGCCATTCCTCGCGGCTGAGCAGCTGGAGATCGGTCTTGCCGATCTCATCGAGATAGCCGCCGGCGCTGCGGCCGGCCTCGAGCATCGCGCCCAGCTCGTACTCGTCAAACTGCTCGGCCGACATGGCGTAGAACCTCCGTGCCAGGGCGTGACATTGATTGTGATTGCACAGCCAGACGACGTTGCGCATCCGGTGGGGTTGCGGTGCGTAGCCGATCCACCATGCATGCCGCCGGCAGACTGCACATACGGTCGGTACCTTGGTCGCGTAACGGACAATCGCGTAATGCATCGCAGTATGGCACCGCACCCCATTTTTCACTCGCGCTCGGTATCGCGCCGGTTTGCTTCTTCTTCCTTGAAGCATTGATCGCAGATTACATGTTGGGGCACCGGCTCTTCGTAGTGCGGCCATTCCCACACAATGTGCTGACAGAGTTCACAGATCGGGAACGTCACCGAATTGGGCCGCTTCAGCATCTCGTAATATTCGTCCTTCCACATCAGCGGCGAATGAAAGCCGCGAAACAACTGGCCACGCCAGCGCCGCGCATTGGCCTCATCATCGCGCTTTATCGGCCGGTCGAAGAATTCGAAGTTGCTCATGCTATGCTCTCCTGCTGGCTCAGAACCGGATCTCGTCGTTGATTGGTGGTGGAGGCGGCAGTGGCACGTTCATGCGGCTCATATTGCGATCGAGCTCGAGCGTGCTGCCGTCGTCAAGTTCGACGCGGTAAGCGACGAGCTCCCAATACTTGCCCGCGGGCGCGACCTGGATATGCGTCACCGGCAGCAACTCATCCTGCCGTGCCAAGGCTTCATTGACGCTATCAGGCGGCCGCTCGCCACCGGTCATCTGCCGCCACCATTTCTCAGCAAGAGTTCGCGCCCACCCTACGTGCTGGAGGCAGATCCATTTGTTGAAGGTTTCAATGCCGCACTGGTAGCTCACGCGCAGCGAGGGCGTATCCTTGTGATGGTAGAAACACATGACATCATCGACTTCGAGCCAGTCGGATCGTTTACGCTGGCTACTGAGAATTTCGACGGTGTCGGCGCGCGCTTCGTGTGTCGCCTCCTGACGTGGGAAGACATGGCCGCAGTGCGGGCACTCGCCGACGCCCAGCATGACGATTTCCCGGCATGACGGGCATACCTTGGTCGGTGCCTCGCCGTCTTTGCTATTGCTTTGGATCTTGATGCGAACGTCGTCGACCGGACCGAAGCGCCGGACATTGCCGGCGAAATCTAGAACAATGCAGTCATTTTTTCCGTCTGTCTTGCGAGTACCGCGACCGACTTGTTGTACGTAGAGGCCTGCACTGCAGGTCGGACGCAGCATCGCGATAAGGTCGACGTGCAGAACATTAAAGCCATAGCTAAGTACCATGACTGAGACCAGCGCGGTCAGTCGCCCGGCACGGAAGTCCTCGATGACGCGATTGCGCTCATCGCTCGGTGTTTCACCCAAGACCATCTCGCAATCGACGCCACGCGCGCGCAATGCATTACGTACCATGGTGGCGTGGGCAACACCCACGCAGTAGACCAGCCAAGCACGGCGGCGTCCGAGGTAAGTAGCAATCTCATCACAGGCGTGTTCAACCACGCCGTCCTTGATCGCCGCGGCCTCGAGTTGATCAGCGATGAATTCACCGCCGCGCTTGCCAACCCCGGATACGTCGATCGTCGCAATGGTCGCTTTCGACGATAACGGTGAGAGCACGCCGTCACGAATGCCCTGGCCAATACCGTATTGGTAGATCACGCTATCGAAGATGCGGCCTTCGCCCTCACACAAATGGCCGCTGTCGAGGCGATAAGGCGTCGCGGTCAGCCCGGCGACACGCAGATCGGGGACGAGCTCACGTAACGCCTCTAATGTGATGCGATACATCCCCTGGTCATGGTGCGGAATAAAATGCGCTTCATCGATGATGACGAGCTCGCGCCGGCCGATCGCCTTTGGATTGCGATAGATCGAGTTGATGGTGGCAAACAGGATTCGCGCGTCGGTGTTGCGCTCACCCAACCCGTCGCAGTTGATGCCGATCGGCGCGTCGGGCCATACCTTTCGCAGTTCCTTGATGTTTTGATCGATGAGTTCGCGATTAGGCGCCGTAATCAGCACCCGCATGTTCGGGAAATCGATCAACAATTGCTTGATCAGGAATGCGATCACCACCGACTTGCCGGTGCCGGTCGCCATTGCGATGAGTGGATTGCCACCGCCGTTGCGCCAGAAGACAAACAGGGCGTGCAGAGCCTCTTCTTGATATGGGCGTAACAGCATGGGGGGAAACCTCCGAAAGAAAACGGCCACCGCCCCTTATCGGCGACCGTCAGCAAGTCATCAGCTCCGCCACGGTGCATCACCCTTCGGTGTTGCTGGAGATGGCGCAGGAGACGGTGCAGGAGACGACGGTGCGAAAGACTTAGGCGCCGCCGATGCGGCAGGTTGCGCATGCGGAGCCGCCGAAGCATTGTGTGCCCGCTTCGGCTGAAAGTCCGGCGGCTTTACCTGCGTGACGCAATTGCGGTCAGGGTAGACACCGTCCTTATCCCGCTTGATGCCGATACGCGCCATGACCGGCTTGAACAGCATCACCTGGATATCGCGCGTCGGTCCCGTAACCCCGATGCTGGCATAAATATCCTTCAACAGCCGTTGTCCAATCTCGACCGCCTGCTGATTGACATTCTGCAGCGTGACGTTCTGGTAGATCTTGCGGCCACGGTGGTCGCCGCTCAGGATCTCGAGCACCGCGAGCAGATACATACCGTTGCCGTTGCGAGCCTGCTCGACGCTGCTCTCAATTATCTGGGCTTGGTACCAGCCGGGCGGAAAGGTCTCGAAATCGCGCGTGCCCTCGTGCGTCGAGGGATCGAAGGTTTCCGGTAGTTCATCGAATTCAGACATGATCTGGCTCCATTGTTTCTGTTTCGGGTGCCGCAACAGGAGTTACGCCCGCCTGCGGCTGCGGGAAGAACTTGCCCAGTGTGGACATGAAATCGAAGGTTTGCGGGATCCGAATGCGCTCAGGCATGCCGTATCTGTTTTTGGCGACAAATGCCGGCCGACCCTCACAATGCAGCCAGCGCGTCGAGCCGCCGTCGGCACGCGCGCGCGTCTTGCCAAAGCCGCTCTGCTCGTTCTTGACGATGACGTCGGTGGCGAGAAAGCCGATTAGATCGGCGCTGTCCTCAACCAGCGCGCGGGCACGCTTGTGCAAACGTAACTGATAACTTGTATAGGACGCGACGCGCGGATCGTTGATGGTGACGATCTCAGAATGCGCGATCAGGACGATGATCATGTTGCGACTACGACGCAGCCACTCGCAGCCGCGCAGAAAGTCGAACCAGAAGTGATCCGCTTCGACATAGCCTTTGCCATAGCCGGGAGCTTCGACTGACGCATAACCACGATCAGCGCATAGTGCCGCCAGGACCGGCGGTTCAAGCTTGTCGAGACTGTCGAAGACGGCAGTTTGATATTCGTGGTTTTCTTTGCCGAGATGTTTGATGGCCTCGATAACGCTGGCAAAATTTTCGCATAGGCCGAATGTCTCGATCATCAAATTGGCCGGACATCCATCTTCGGTTTGGATGAACACCGGGCGCGGAAAGTTCTGTGCCAGCGTTGTCTTGCCCATGCCGGGCGGGCCGTGGATCACGGTGATTGGAGGTAATTTTGCGGTGGTTCGGGTGATTTGCATTTGAGAATCCTCATCGATCCCGATCATGGTTGGGTAAGCGCGCATGCAGTGATCCGTAAGTTGAGCGTCATTGCTTCTTGTCCGGCCGAACTCCAAAATCAAACTCGTGCTTCGCATCCGTCTCAAAGCATACCTGGCACCGCTTCTCACACATTGGGAGTGGCGGACTGAGCGACAGGCGAGCGCAAACGAACTCGTGCTTCTCAAACTCACCGGTGGTCTCATTGAACGTAAGCATTTTCATCGGAGCCTCCTCATCGCTGAATCCTCGACCGTCACGGCGAACCAAAAGATGCAGTTCGTTTGTCATCGTTCGGGGCCTCTTCCATTGTTGTGCTGCTCACGGAGATCGACGAGATAATCGGCGGCTGTTCGAAGGACATCGGCGAGGTCGAAGGCCTCTCTCATCGAGAAGTGGATCTGATCATTGCTGCTGAACGCCGCCTCGTCCTCCAAGGCGACTCGCGCATCATCAAGATCGGTGATGAGGGTGCGAAGCTCGTCATCATGCACGTAGGCGAAGCCGTCAGTCATGCGGTGCTCCTCTTGTCGTGGACGCGAACGCTGCGGTCCACCTCGAGGCCGGCCGCACGTAGGGTGACAAGCGCGTGTCTAAGCGGCCTGCGCACTGGACCCTCCCGGTTGAATGGAGGCCCCGAACAGTGCAATTAGCGCGGCCTCGGCGCGACCGTGATCTTTCTTACGCGCGAGTGCTGCATGAGCGGCGGAAACAGCTGCAGGGCTTTTTGGCGCCCGCTCTCTTTGTCCTTGCCCGGCAAATGCCAATGGCGCTTCCAGGCGCTTGGCTCGATAATCTCCACCGGGATCGAACACAGCGCGACGGTCGCTTCGATCGCGCCGACTGCTCTGCCGTATTTGAAACCTGATGACGCACCTTGCTTCGGCATCGCCTGCGCCCGTTCGATCAGAGCGCGGATTGGTTTGTGCCGATCGATGAAGTTGCGGATGGCGGCGACATCGACGCGCTCCTTGGCGCCGGTGCCGACGACAGGAATGTCGATGCATTCCACCAG